ATTAGTTTAATATAATATACTAGTATACTATATATATTATATATAATACTAGTATAATATATACTATGCAAATAAATCGCTAGCCAAATTGGCTATCAGAATACATGACCGCTAGACAAAATGGCTAACGGTTAATAACAAGGTTAATAAGTCAGTCATTGAACCATAGTAAAGAGGCATGATTATTTATAAATTGTGGTTATGCAAATGATTGGACAAACGGTAGTGGTTAGAGTTGATAAAAAGTATCAAGATGAAGTTGACTTAGGCAATGGCAATAAGTTATATCTTGATGTTACTTACACACCTGAACAACATGTTACAATAAAGGGAGAGGTCGTGGCGATCCCAAACAATAAATGGTGTAGAACAACTGACGGAACCTCTGTTAGAAATGATCTATATGTTGGAGACCTGGTATACTTTAATTATCTAACTGTAGATCCTACCAACCTAATAGAAGGTGAGGAAAACTTGTACACTGTAGATTTAGAAATGATTTTCTGTTTTGTGAGAGATGGAAGAATTACTGCTACCGCTAATCATGCGCTAATTAAACCAAGAGAGAATATAGAGAAGAAAGGTAGTATATATCTTTCCACCCCAAAATTAAGTAAGAACATGGGATATGTGGAGTACTTGAGTACCCCCAAAAAAAATTTCGAAAAAACAGGTCTATTACCAGGAGATGAAGTCTGGTTCCAGGAGATGTACGCTTTTGAAAATGAAATAGAGGATAAGAAGTATTATGTAATGCATCAGACGGTGATTGAGGGGAAAATCTATTCAGATGGAGGGACCGTATAAAATACCTGATTGTATCTTTGAACACGCAAAACTATATGTAGACACACGAGTAATGGCAAATAGAGACCACTATAAAAAACTTTATTGGAAATCTAGATCATACCAATACAAACACCCCATACTATTTGATGAACCTGTAGACAACAATTTCTACACAGATTTTAAAGGAATCTTAGCAGAATTGATAGTAAGGCATAACTTTGATTTAAAAGGTGTGAACTATTTAACTAGCGCATTTGTTAAAGAAAAAGGTGTTTCAGACCCTGACTTGACAGTAGATGGTAAAAGAATTGATGTCAAAGGATGTGAAAGATCATTAAAGGTTAACTCGTTTACGATACACAAATTAGATGTGGACTATATACTTTTTGTCTTATTTTTAAAAAACCGCCATTATGTTTTATTGAATTTTAAAAAGGATGATATATTAAGTTGGCCCCAAATTACGGTAAATGAAAGAAATAAATATTATGAATTTAAAGTAGATAAAAGGCAATGGCGCTATCAAACATCGGAAGAATGTCAAGAAACCTAGAAGTAATAAAACAAATAACGGACAGAATTGTAGAATTAAAAAAACAAAAAATGTCTGCTGAATTAAAGTTGGAGATACAAAAACTTCAACAAGCATTGAATGATATTTAAAATAAAAATAAAACCAGTAGATAAAAAAGAAAACTCTTATATGGAAGATTTCTATACTGACGATATCCATTGGACAATGGAACAGTATGCAAGAAACAGAAAACCTTTCATGTGGGAACTAATAGACTATAAAGAAAAACACTAATATTAAAAACTAAAATTATGAAACATGATCATCACCCTTTTGAAAATCAAATTTTTAATCACTTCAGATCTGAAGAAAAAGAAATTCACAAGAGTATTCACAAACTAGTGCAGTATAATTATAAAGTTATAGATCTGCAAAATCAAGTTATTGACAAGACTAATATAGAAGATCTTGATAAGCGAACTAGTTTTGACTACAAGAGGACACCGAAGAGGCCATATGAAAAAACACACTAAAGTTTATCTAGAACATTTTAATTTAGATAAATCGGATTGGATTGGTTGTGAAGTTTGCAACAACACTGCTGTAGACATACATCACATAAATGCAAGAGGTATGGGAGGTTCTAAAGATTCAGATGAAATAATAAATCTTATGGCGTTATGTAGAGAATGTCATAACTATTTTGGAGATAAGAAAAAATTTAAGAAAATGCTATTTATAATGCATATAGTAAAGATGGATGAGTATGAAAAACTAAATGTTTTCTATTAAATCTTCTATTTTATTTACTATCATAATTTTTAAACCATAAGTATCAGGTGAGTTAGCAGCATCTATATTAGATAATACATCTAATAGTAACTCTATTTTTCTCATATTAATAACATCGTTTGTGTTACTGTCTGTCAATATTAATGGTTCTGGCATATTACTTTCTTTTTATTTTTTTAATCTTTCCGTTATGTGTTCTTGCAAATGTATAATCATTTGTTTGTCTGATTATAGTTCCTGAGTAGGTTTTACCTCCCCACTTCCATGATACTTTTTTTGCCATGATTAATATCTCATTTTCTTAATTGAACCTGTAGGCTTTAACCTTACTTTCTTTTTTTTCTTTTTTTCTTTTTTTATAGATCCTCCGTAACTTGCCATAATTTTATTTTTTTGCGTTTTCTATTTCTAATTCTTTAACTGTCTTTCTGAGTTCTTCTACTTCTTTTTGTAAATAACTAATTCTTAAATCTTGCTTAGCATCATCAGGTAACGCACCCATTTCACCTCTCGGCCACTTTATTCTAAATTCTTCATTCAGAGCAACAGCGTCATGCATTCTTACTACATCTAATTGTAATTGAGAAATTTCAGCAGTTAATGTAAACCAAACTCCTGCTAAAGATACTATTCCAAACACAATACCTACTAAAGATTTGACGTCTAATTGTACTTTAGATTTATCATCTAAACTTAATTCTTTTTCTTCCATTACAACCGAATATTTACTCCTGCTTTTAAAGCAGATATTCTTCTGTCCCAGAATTTTGTTATTTCATATTCAGTAAAGACACCTACTTTTTTCCATAATTTTAAACCAAAGTTTATACCTATATTGTAATCAATCCATTTTTCATTCATACCGTCTGATTTTAAAAATCCAGCATAAGAAAACTGTTCGTCCCCAATAACATGTTTATGAATGCCAGGCATTACAGATGCCCAAGAATGAATCCAGAATGTTGGTCTGTAATAATAAAAATCACTACCTACAATAAAACTTAAAGTTCCTAGGTCACCAATTTTATCTAATTCTGTTCTATTATAATCATTTACAATATCACCATAAATATTTTTTCTAAAATCTAAATCTGTATCTGCTATTCTTTCTCCATCTTCATTAGACCACCACCAATCAAAATTATCTAACTGTCCATCGTTATTATAGTCAATACCATAATAGTAATCTTGATATCCATACTCATATGCTAAATCCCACCATGGAAGATCTTCTAAGTAAGATTCAATTGGTGAGAATCCATAAGGTCTATGATGTCTTAGGGTTGCGCCTGCTGAAATAGACAGTCTATTATTTATTGGAAACCTAAGTCTAATGTCTGCTGATTTATATTTAAGATCTATTTTTTTATTATCTAAAAATTCACCTTTAACACTCCAGTATTTAGAAATATATCTAATTAAATATTTTTGGTTTTTAAAATTTCTACTCATGAGCCTACCTTTATCTATTTGTACAAGATATTCTAAACCTTTAACTGGAGAATAGTTAGAATTTAAAGATACTGGTTCTTCTCCTGTGTAAAATTCTCCTTGTTTTTTTTCATATCCTAATCTAGATATCTTTCTTATACCAAAAGAATATTGATAATCTGTTGCCCATACAGGCGTTATGTCTTGAACCTCACCAGCCTGTGTTACAAAATATGCTGGAGGTGCTTTAAAACCATTTTCTTGGGAATATGAAGTGTATACAGTGGCATACTTAAACATTCCTTTGTAAGCCTTTTTTAAAAATTGTCCATTAACTTGTGTAGTAACAAACAATAAAACAAGAATTATAATTTTTTTCATTAGTTATTTTTTTTTAGTTTACCTCCATTAACTTCTAATCTAGAAATATCTTTACTTTCAAATTTATTATTAGGTTTTGTAGGTTTACTAGGGTTATTATTATTGTTGTTATTGTTATTATTTGGTCTTACATAAACATTTTGATTGTTATTATAATAAGGTCTATAGTTCCATTCATTATAATAAGGTCTATAGTTATTACCATAGTTTATTATTTTGTAAACCACATTAGGTCTAATCATGTTTATAGGAAGTTTTAATGTGTCACCTTGTTCAGTAACCGCTAAAACATGTGTGATTAATATCTTAGGCTGTTTTTCTGCAACTGCACATCCTGTTAAAAATAAAAGTAATAACAAATATTTTTTCATATTAAAATTTTGATTCAATAACCTTATCGATTATTCTTTGTATTTCTTTTATATCAACATCTAATTCAAAAAGTATATTGGCTTCCCATTTTTTTACAAGAACACCATTATCATAAATAATTATAGTTGGAACAACAGATATATTTTCTGTTGTCATTACTGCTGAGTTTTTTTCTATATCAACAGTGTGTTTGTTTACACTACTTAATTTTTTCCAATCTTTTAGTTCTTTATCTTTTACAAAACTAGCGGTAAAACATACTACAGATAATTCATCTTTATATTCTTGACCAAAACACATATTAAATGATAAAATAAATAATAATGTGATTAGGAATTTTTTCATTTTATTTAGTGCTTATTTGATAAAGTCTCTCTTCCATTTTTTCAAGTTGGGCTTGTATTAATTTAACATTCTCATCAATGGCTTTAATTTGGTTTCTCACCATTTTATCTTTTATGTCAAACTCCACACGAGAAATTTTTGGTTCAGGAAGTTCAGCCTTATCTAGTTTACCATCAATTTGTGCTTGAAGAGAAAACCAAAAACCTACCATAGTAAAGATAAGTATACTTGCGCCTGCCATTGTTTTAACAGATAGCGTAAATTGTGTTTCTTCAGAAAGTTGTTTTGCCATTTACTATTGATTTACAATTGCAAGTATCAATAGTCATTAAGCCACACTCACAAGGATTATTTTCTTTTTTCATTTTACCAAGTTTTACAGGCCCAATATCTTGCTTTCCATCTAGGTCCAGGATTAGAACAATTGTGTCTAGCCCTAAAAGATTTTCTGCGCCCAGGAATGTGTTTTTTTATTTTCATGTTAGGATCACCAAAATGCACAACAGTAATTTTACCGTTAGGCTTTTTAACGTAAACCTTGCTTTTTTTAGCAGGTCTTTCAGACTTCATGATTTTATTAAGTGTGACCTTTTTTCCCTGGTATTCAGCCATTTTTTTAATTTGAGTAAATATAAGTTATGACTAAAAAAGTATCTATAAAATTTAATACTCGATATTCGGTAGTAAAACTGAATTATAAATATTTATAATCATTCTTTTTAATTAGCATATTTTCGCTTAAAACAAACAACATGTCTTTAACTGATATCTTCAATAAGGAGGATTTTAATAAAATGATATTTAATCCTTTCAGTATCAAGGGTTCAATAAAAAAAAAGTATCCAAAATTAAAAATGTTTAAAACTTTTGAAAGTGCTAATGATAGTATGATTAAATATGTTTTATATATGTATGATCAGAACACTCCATTAAAAGAACAATTTCCAGAATTAAAAATTAGAAAAGAGCAGGCTGCTATATTGTCTGGGTTTAGTTTAATAAAAGACAATGAAAAATTACACGATGTGTTTTTCTTTTTGTCAGATCAATTAGTTGATATGGTTGATGAGTTTTTAAGAAAACAAAATAATAGAATATGGTCTATGATTGTTTCTAATGAACAAACTTTTTTTGAATATCAAACTAAGTTGTTAAGTCCAGTTGAGGGTGACCGAGATAAAGACATATTACAGGCTTTGCAAATAAAGTCTAAGATAATGGATGACTTGAACACAATCAATGACAGGTTGGATTCATATTACATGAAACTATATGGAGAAGACCAAGAGTTACTTAAAGTAATTAAAGCAGATAAAAGATTAACTCCAGAATTCATTGCTAATTTATGAAAGTAGATATACAAGGTGTAGAATTTGAATTGCCGCCTAAAGGAAAAGTATATAATGTAATTACAAAAAAAATAGAGAAGCGTCCTATTATAACCAGTTCTTCAAAAAAAGAAGATCAAGTCTGGATTAGGACTACACTCCCTGAAGGTTATAACTATAAGAGAAAAGAAGAGTTAGTAAGACAGGCAGAAGATAAAGATTATTTTGATGTAGAGTTAGAAAACTTTAGATCACAGGAATGGGACAGAAGATTAAATGGTGTTTGGTTTATGAACAACGGTGTTGCTACCTACTTAACAGGTATGCATTATTTGTTTTTAAACTGGTGGAAGATTGATATAGGGTATCCAAGTTTTAGAAAAACAGATCAAGATTATTTTTATTTTTTACAGGCATGTGTTGACAATCCTAACTGCCTAGGAATGATAGAGTTAACTAAACGTAGGCAAGGTAAAACAGTTAGAGCAGGAGTGTTTATGTATGACTTAATATCTAGATCTAAAAATAAAAATGGTGGGATTCAATCTAAAACAGCAATGGATGCAAAAAATAATGTATTCCAAAAAAACATAGTTGGTCCTTTTAAAAAGTTACCAGATTTTTTTAGACCTGTATACGATCAATCAAAAGGGGTCACCCCAACATCAGAGTTAAGATTTTATAGAACAACAAAAAGAGGAAGTAAGTCTTTAGAGGACTTAGGTAAACCAGAACTAGAAAGTCAGATTGACTGGAAAAGTTCAGATAAATACGCATATGATGGAACAAAATTACACAGATACCTTGGTGACGAGGTTGGAAAAACTATGGAAGTGGATGTCTGGGAAAGGCACAATGTTGTTAGATTCTGTTCAGAATTGGATGGACAATATATTGGAAAATTACTTTATACAACCACTGTGGAAGAAATGGAATCAGGTGGAGAGTCTTTCAAAAGACTTTGGGATGCAAGTGATCAAGAAAATAGAAATATACATGGCAGGACCGCCAGTGGGTTATATAGATTTTTTACACCTTCTTACAAAACCCTTTTCTTTGATAAGTACGGTATCGCTGATGAAGATCGTGCTAAACAATATTATTTGGATGACCGTAAATCTCTTGCTGATGATGACAGGGCCTTGTCTAATATTATTCGCAGGAATCCGTTCACTATACAAGAAGCATTTAGAATAGATGGTGAGCGTTCTTTGTTTAATTCTATGAAGTTAAATGATAGGATTGATAGATTATCATGGGTAGATAATGCATATACTAGAGGAAACTTTGAATGGGTTGGAGATAGGGATACAGGCTATGTAGATTTTAAACCTATGGCTAATGGAAGATTTAAAGTAGCATATATATTTGATAATAAAGACGATGCAAACAGAGTAATAAAAAGGTCAAATAATGTTTACCCAACAAGAAAAGTTGAGTACGTTATGGGTTGTGATCCTTACGATCATGATAGTACTGTAGACCAAAGAAGATCTGATGGTGCCTTCTATGTATATCAAAAGCAGAATCCAATAGCAAATTTTTACGATAGTTCATTTATTGTTCAATACATTTACCGACCAAGTACAGCACGACAATTTTATGAAGATGTATTGAAGTGTTGTCATTATTATTCTTGTCAAGTTTTATTCGAGGATAATAAAATAGGAATTAAAAATTATTTTGAAGACAGAGGTTACGCTAGTTTTTTGATGTATCTACCTGGGGCTAATAAACCTGGAATGAGTGGATCTGTAAAAACACATCAACAAATAGCAGAGGTGACAGAGGATTATATAGAAACTAATATAGATAAAGTATATTTTAAAAGCCTACTTAAAGATTGGTTAGAATTTGATATATCTAAAACAACAAAGTTTGATGCTGCAATGGCTGCTGGTTATACGCTTATTGCAGATAAAAATATTTTATATAAAAATGAAATGGCTAAAAACAAAACTATAGATGCCAAAAGTTTATTTAAGAAATATAGAGTAAGATGATTATACAGAACAATAAGTCAGCCTACCCTAACCATCTGATAGATCCATCTGAAAAGAATTTATCATGGTGTTTAGCGTATGCCAAAGCAGCGTGGACTGACTATAACAACCACAACACACAATCTTTTCATAACAATAGAGGTAATTATGTTAGGATAAAAGACTACGCCCAAGGATCCCAATCAATAAATAAATATAAAAGTTTACTTAATGTAAGTGAAAATGAAAATGAAACTTGGTTGGCTATTGATTGGTCTGTTATTCCTATTGTTCCAAAATTTAGAAGAATTGCTTTAGGTAAACTAAGCAAAACAGAATATAATATTTCTGCTACTCCAATAGATTCTTTAGCCCAATCAGAAACAGAACAATATTATTCTAAGACTAAGGCTAAAATGGATTTAAGAAATGTAGCCAAAGAAACTATTCCTGGTATAGAAACATTTAGTCCTCTAAAACAAGAAGCAAACGAGCCTGATAATGATGAAGAACTAGACTTACATATGGCTTACACATATAAGCATAATGCGTCTATAGAAATGGAACAAGGAATAAATTTAGTTTTCCAAACTAATCAAATGGCTGAACAAAGAAAAGGTGTTTTAGAAGATTTGTTTGATTATGGAGTTTCTGGATATAAAGAATATATAGATAGTAATGGTGCTGTAAAAATCAGAAAGGTAAATCCTTCTAACTTATTAGTAAGTCATTGTAATAAAAGAGATTTTTCTGACAAAGTACATGTAGGTGAGGTAACTGAAATGTCTATATCTGATTTAAAACAAAGAGCAGGAGAACAATTTAGCGAAAAAGAATATCAAGATATTGCTGAAAAATATTCAGGATCTAAAGGAAGTGCAAAAATGTATCCTTCTAATAGAGGTCACTTTAAAGAATATGATGACTCTAAGGTTAAGGTATTAGAGTTAGAGTTTTTCTCAGTAAACCAAATGGTTCACGAATCAAGAGTAGACAGGCGAGGAAATAAAAAATTTGGCAGAGCAAAGTACTACGATTCTAATAAGAAGAAAAACAAGTTTGTTAGATCTAGTTTTAAGGTAGTTTACAAAATATCTTGGATTATAGATTCTGATTATTGTTTTAATTATGGTTTATGCTCTGACATGAAAAGAGTTAAATCAAACTTGATGGACACTGATTTATCTTTTCATTTATTTTCTCCAGATTTTTATAACATGAAACCGTTAGGTATAATGGAACAACTTATACCAATAGCAGATCAAATTCAAATCTCATGGTATAGGCTTCAAAACACAATTAATCAAGCAAGGCCAAAAGGTATTATGATTGAATTAGGTGCATTAGAAGACATTCCGTTAGGAGCAGGAGGAAATCAAATGAAACCAATGGATGTTTTAGACTTGTTTAATAAAACAGGAACTTTAGTTTATAGACGTAATGATGCTGGAGGAAGACCAACAAACTATAGACCTATAGAAGAATTAGAAAATGGTTTAGGTAGAGATGCTGGAAGTTATTATCAAATCATTCAAAACAATATTGAAATGATTAGACAAATAACAGGTCTTAATGAATTTACAGATGGTTCAACACCAGATGCAAGAAGTTTGACAACTACAGCAAAACTTGCAGCCCAAGCGACATCAAATGCTTTAGCGCATTTAGAACAAGGAGAAAGACATTTATTAGAAAAAGTTGCTGCTGCAACGATAGTAAGATTACAGGATTCTATAAAGAAAAAACCAATCGAAGGATATGTTAGATCTTTAGGAAATAAATCAATGAAGTTTTTTAAAATGTCTCCAACGGTTTCTAAGTATGAATTTGGGGTAGCCATAGAAGATAGACCTAGTGATGAGCAAAGAGCGAGATTAATGCAAATACTACAGGCTAGTGTTGCACAAGGTCAAGTTGATTTTGAAGATGCGGTGTTTATAGAAAACATAAACAATATAAAACAAGCACAACAGGTTCTTGCATATAGAATAAAAAAGAAAAGAGAAGAAGCCGAAGAAAGGTCAATGAAGCAACAACAAATGAATGGTCAAATCCAGCAACAGGCTGCGCAGTCTGCGGAACAAGCAAAACAGCAAACCATACAAATGGAGTTCCAAATGAAAGCAGAAATGGAAAAACTAAAACATCAGTTAGATTTAGAAATTCAAAAATCTAAACATGAACATGAGTTGCAAATAGAAGAACTTAAAGCAGGTACAAAGTTAGAAGCGTCAGCATATGACAATTTACCTACAAAAGAAGCAGGTATGCAAATGATGCAGGAAGAATTGCCTCAAACAAGTCAACCTGCTGTAGGATCATAAATTTTACAAACATTTATTATAACTAATCATAAGTTTACATAACCAACAAAACATAGACATGGATGATTTTACAGACTTTGACCCTAGTCAATTAAAAAAGGTCGATGAATCAGGGGAAACGACTCCTGTTATTCAAGAAGAATCTGTTGAAGAAACAGAGGTAGAGAATACTTCTGAAGAAAAAACAGAGGTAAAAGAAAATAACACTGAGGAAGTTTTAGAGGAAACTCAAGAACAACCAGACGAGGTGGATAAAGAAGTTGAAACTGTTTCGGAAGAAACAGAACAACCTGTAGATAATACTGAAGAATCACAAGAAGACGATTCTCGTGACAAATTAGTAGAGTCTATAGATAATGCTGTTAAAGATTTGACAGGAGGTACTTCTAGTACCATAGAAGAATTATTTGAAGAATACAAGAGCCTGAGAGATTCAGAAAAAACATCCTTCAAAGATGACTTCATAAAAGATGCTGTTGAATTTTATAACAAAACGGGGTCATTGACTCCATATTTAGAGGCTACGTCATTGAACTTTGAAGAGATGACTGACCAAAAAATTATGAGACATAATTTAAAGAGTCAGAATCCAACTCTATCAGACAGGGCAATTGAAAGATTATATCTTAGAGATATAATTAATAAGTATTCTCTAGATGCCGATAGGTTTGATGAGGATGAAGTTGAACTAGGTAAGGAACTGTTGAAAGCAGATGCCGATAAACTTAGAAAGACGCTTGTTGACGAACAAAAAAACTTCATACAACCTGAAAGTAAGCCAGAGGATAATAGTGAGGCCGAGGCACAACAAACAGCATTTATTGAGTCTGTGAACACTAATAAGACTACAAGAGATCTTTTAGAGAATAAAAGAATCCTTGTGGATTATAATGATCAGTCTTTTTCATATGAAATAGAAAACCCAGAGCAATTGAAAGATATGGCGCTGGATTCAACTAAGTTTTTTGCTTTATTTCAAGATGAAAAAGGTATTATAGATTTTGATAAATGGTATAAAGTTGCTTCATACGCACTAGATCCAGAAACTTACAACCAGTCTTTGATATCGCATGGTGTTGGTTTGGGACAAGAAAAGGTTGTTAAAGACCTTAAAAACCCATCTAAGGTTACTAAGAGTAGCCCACAATATAAAGAACCAGCGACTGCGGTTGAGGGTATAATCGGTGAGATTATGCGAGGAGGCAATAATGTTAAAATAATTAAGTAAAACCTTTTAAATAAATAAAAATTATGTCAGTAAGTGCGGAATATATAAGTTCGTTATCCTTCCTAAATCATTCATTTGTACAAGGAAGAGAAATACTTTCATCTGTATTAGATATACAGAATGAAGAAGAATCATTCTTAGACGTAATGCAGGCTCTTGGTAAAATGAAACCAACTAGTCAGCCTGTATACCACGCCTTTGTAAATGAGGCATTGTATTCAAACAATGTTATAACTATCGGATCAACTGGTGGTTCTGGAACAGGAACACAATCAGGAATCGATATCGCTGCTTCAACAGGAGCAGGTAATGCAAGACCAGGAGACTTAGCAATGGGTGCGTCTGGAAATATCTATCAAGTAAAAGCAATTTCACAGGCTGGTAATACAGTAACTCTAGTACCAGTTGATGGTGCAGGTGTTGCTACAGACTATGATGCTGCATCTACTTTAGTAGTATTTTCTAATGCTCAAGGTGAAGGATCAGGATCTCCAAGTGCTATCAAGTATGGTATGACTAAGCAAGAAAATGGAGTGCAAATCTTTAAAAATTCTTACAGAATTTCTGACGTTGCAAAAGCAACTAAAGTAACTGTAGAGTATAAAGGTAAGCCTTACTTCATGTACAAAGGAGCATACGAAGCATTACAAAGATTTAGAGGAGATATCTCTAACTCATTAATGTTTGGTAAAAAATCTCCATTTGGATTTGCTGGAATTACTTCTGGTGCATTAAGTGATGCTGCTGGAAATGCAGTACAGACTACAAATGGTCTTAGAGAAGAGTTAAAATCAGGAGGAATCTTAAATTCAGGTTCACCTTATGGTTTTGACACGAATGTTCAAACTACAATGGAATCTTTAACTGCTGCACTAAACAGTGCAAGAGCGCCAAAAGATTACTGGATGTGGCTTGGAACAAGTGCTAATATCAAAATGGATAACTACCTAAACGGTTTAACTTCAGCAGGTTTAACGTCTGCAAGATTTAGCGTTGACGGAAAAGATATCGATTTAGGTGTTGATTCTTTTAAATTATACGGAAGAAAATTCAACAAAAAATCTTTATCAATTTTAAATCATGCTCAATTAGGTTCAACTGTAACTGGAAACGGTGCAGAAGTGTACTTAGTACCTTCAGGACAAATTAAAGTTGCTGGTGGCGGTGGATCACAAGATTACCTACAAGTTAGATACTTAGAAGGAGATGGAAACAACTTCTCTTTCAGAGAAACTTTAACTGGTGGACTTGCTCCAACACCTACAAGTGCTGATGCAATCTTAGACGTAAACTACGAGGCTATTTGTGGTCTTGAAGTTTTAGGAAAAGAACATTGTGCAATTGTAACAGGATTCTAATATACCTATTAAGAGAGGGGATTAACCTCCCCTCTTTTTTTTTAATTTAAAAACCAACAAAATGATAAAAACAAAAATTTTCAACAATATTAAAAATCCTCCTAAATTTAAAAGGGATGATATAAAAATATTCAAGTACTATGGATTAAAAGAAGATCCTTTAAATC